GCGTCGGACACGGCGGCGGATAGCATCTGTGGATCGTTGGAGTTGCTTGGCTATATCGGGGTATGGTTTTTTGAGGTAGAAGAGTTGTTTAAGGAGTTTATCGTCTTGAGGGGACCAGCGTTTGCGAGTGACTTTAGGTTTCTTCATAGTAGTGGTGGTTTTGGTGGCTGTTGGGTTGGTGGTGTTGAGAGAAGTGAGGAGATGGCGAGTGCGGCGGTTTGTGGGACGACCCCGTTACCGAGGAGGCGGAGTCGGTCGGTTCGGTTACCGGAGGCGTAGTTGGTATGTCCGATGGGTAGACCCATGAGTGTCTCGACCCAATCGGGGTTGAGTTTTCCTTTCACTTGAGTGTCTAATTTAGGAACCATGGAGCCGTCCTTTTGTCGGTGTGCGCCTGTTGGAACTGTCGGCGTTGACCAGTTCTCAAATTGTCCTTGGTGGCTCCCAGTCGTGTTGTGGTTCACCTGGGCGGCTTGGCCAAAGTTTACCATTGCATTCGCAAGAGTATCGCTGGGGTAGCCCTTGCGTTCTTGGCGACCTGAGCCACTGGCTCCCTTTACGTCCCTGGCTGTCGGCGTGGGCCACGATGAAGACTCGCTCTCGTCGATGAGGTGCGCCGACTTCCTCCGCCGAGTAGATTCCCCACGTAGCTTCGTAACCTCCTCTTTCCAATTCTCGGAGGACATGAAGCAATACCGAAGTTCCCTCGTCGTCGTTCCATCCTGGCCCCTTGAGCGTGGCTGAAACGATTCCTGGGACGTTTTCAAGGACAACCAACCCTGGTCGAATAAGTCGGATTGCTTGGGCGACCCAAGGCCAGAGGTGTCTGGGGTCTTTGTCTGCCCCGCCTTTTCCTGCTGAGGAGAAGGGTTGGCACGGGAACCCCGCAGATAGGATGTCCACGCATCCGTGAAACTGCCATGCAGGGAAGGTTTTAAGGTCCGTCCAGACAGGTGCTGGAGCCAAGGCTCCTGCTTCCATTTTCTCAACCAGGCTGGCGGCTGCAAAGGCTTCGATCTCGACAAAAGCGACTGGGCGGCAAGTTCCGAAAACTCGGTCGAGTCCGAGTCCGATTCCATCATATCCGGCACAAATGGCAAGGTGGGTAAGTTGTTGGGTAGTATCCACATTATCTTTCATTGGGCTGGAAGTTGTCGCAGGTATGGTTTGGTGGTGGCGGCTTGGTGTAGTTCTTAGAGGTGAGGAGGCGGCAGTTATTGTACCCGGGATGGTCTGGATAGATTTCGTGTTTAGTATGGGAGAAGCACTTGCATTGGTTGCAGGAGGTATGTGGAGGGGAAGGCCGCAGGTTGACGGCCTGTTCTATTTGTTGGTCGGTTATGGGCTTAGACATTGATCCAGGAGTTCCTTTGTCCTTTTGGTTGCTTATGGTACATACGTACAAAGTCCTTGAGTTCCTGGTTGAGGAGGTGTTGTCGTCGTTGCTTCATCCTTTGCTCTGGTAGTTGGTTCATTTGTTGGGTGAAATAATTGACTGCTATGGAGAGTGCGTCGAGGCGGTCATCGTGGAGGATGGAGCCTTTGTTGAGGGTGATGCGGGAAAGTTGATAGAAGAGGGAGTAGGAGGCTCGTTGTTCGACGGGATAGGACTGTATGGTATCGTAGTCGAGTTTGATGACAGTGGGGTCGATAATGAGGCGGTGTTGGGAGATGACGGGTTCGAGGGTGTCGATGATGCGCCGTTCTTTGTTGGTGGAGTGCTTGACTTCTTCTACGGCACAGGGGTAACTGGTGCGTAGATATGGCTTTAGAAGTTCAGAAAACATGCCGTCTCCGAGATTGGCTTCGATCAAGATTAGATTTACTTTGTTCCTTGCTGCTATACTGGTCAGTTGTTGAAGTACTGCTGGCTCATATCCCCCTTTGATACCGCCGGATTCGGGGCAGTAGAGGAATCCGTTTAGCATTTTGATGACGGAGTACCCGGTTTCGTCTTTTCCTCGTCCTGAAGGGTCGATGGACATGACCGATCCGGTGTATTTTATCATATCCCCGACAGTTTGTTCGGGGCGATAGTACCGGTCCCCGTTGAATCCGATGTTGGGGAGTGTATCATCCCAGGCATTTTTGGGGTTGGCTGCGTAAACGACACGCTCGGGGGCGACTTCATTGTCTACATTCTGGACGATGAGGTCGTTAATCTTGAGCGGGTAGCGGTCAACGTCCGAGAGGCGGGGATTGAGCATGTATTGTAGCTCATATCCGGCTCGTCCGTAGGAAAGTTTCCGTGCTTCGAGGTCTTCGGTGTTGAATCGGGTCGGTTCTGTTGGGAGTCCGGCGGAATCTGGTGTACAATCTTGCTCGATGATGGGGGCTAGTGTATTCCCGTAGACCTTGGCTATGTTGTGTGGGGAGACATACTCGGAAGGCCAGACCCGTGCGGTATATCCCCGCTTTTGTAGCTTGAGATAGATGCTATCTTCGCATTGGGGAGTCCCGAGGAAGATGATCCTAGCGTCATCTAGGGGCTTCAGGATAGCGTCGAACTCTTTGACCTGCTCGTCCAGCTTGTCACGCATCCCCTGGGTCATGGAATTGTTGGGGACTTCGATGTCGTCCGCTACAATGATGTCGGCACGGCTACCTGTTAGCTGCGAGGTGATGCCGAGGGACTTTACGGAGGGAGCATGGGAGGGAGGTGCTAGTCCCACATCGAAGGCAATCTTACTGAAACGCTGGTTGGCCTTGGGTTGGAGATGCTGGAGGATCGGGATCTCATGGATTAGGCGCAAGGTGAAGGTGCTAAAGTCGTCCGCCCTGGTCTTGGATGCGGATACCACCAGGATGTTCTTGGTGGGGTCGAGGAATAGCTGGTGTACGACGAATGCACTACACTCCCAGGACTTACCTACGCCACGGAAGGCTTCCACAATGCAGCGGGTTGGCCCATGTTGCAGGTAATCCGCTATGTCGTATTGGATCTGTGTAGGGTCTGGAAGGTTCAGATACTTCCATACTAGGTACAGAAAGTTACGGAAGTCCTTTAACTCGTCAGGGATTTGCATATCGGGCTTGACTCAATGGATAATCTACACACATATACGGAGGAATATGGATAAACCTCAAGCAAAAAGGACACGCAAACCGAAAGCCCCCCATCGTCAAGTTGATGGCTACGATGGAGAGACTGTGGAATCAGGAGCGAAGACTAGTATCTATCTGCCCAATGATGTCATGGATCAGGTCAAGAGGTTTGCGGATGCCGACAAAGTTTCCGTTAGTCACTTTGTACGGAGTGCGGTGCTGGTAGCTATGCGCTCCAGGATGCGTTAGAGTTCGGCAAACTTCTTCTCGAAGTCATCATCCGCCATCCCTTTCTGGAATGGCAGTACCTTGGTGAGGTCATTGAGGGGAGTCCCCTCAGCCGCCGAGGTGATGACATCATTGTCTTTTAGGAGTTGTCGCGCCTGACCTAAGATGCTGGCGTTGTACTCGCCGGACTGGTGCATATCGTCAATGGCAAGGCTGAAGGTGTCGATCAACCTGCTTTGCAATTCTTCCATGCGTTTCCGCATGTTGTCCGATAGCTGCTTGTCCATTATAAATTAGGCAATCACATAGCTACATGAGAAGTTGAATGATGTCGTAGCACTAATGTCTGAAAGAGCAACAGATGACGACGATGCCGCAGCAGCAGTTTTTTTATGTAGCTTTATAGTATTGGTGTTAAGTACAGTGCTTCCAGTTAGGTCAACAATGCTTACCCCAAAGTTTTGTACGTTTGAGATTGAAGCTGCGCTGTAATAATTGTTCCCATTCTTTACTGTGTATGGGAGGCCACCAATTACAATATCACCTGTGGCATCACCTGATACCGCACTCAAATAAATACGTCCTGACACATGCACCCGGTTCCCAATCAACGTATAGGATGCCGTTTGCAAGGAGTAAGTCCATCCCGTGCCAGAAGTTGTAGCTCCTTCTAGGGTTGGCGTAAATGTTCCAACTTTATATACGGACAGAGCGGAGTTGTCGTCTGTAGGATCAAATTGTATCCCACCAGTCATTACTGTTGAACCTACTGGTGAGGTCCCTGTAATCCCTGAAAACATCTCCTGGGCGCAACTGATTAGGCGATAATTACCCCAGTCGGCATTAATGTGATCCGCGCCAGTGATGCTTTCCAAGGAGAATGCTCCTTCTTTTCTTCCTGAACTTGGTTCAGTTCCAGTCATGCGTATCCCCTCTGCTGCCATGTAGACATTACAGAGGCGCATATTTAAAGAAGATGCGGAGGTTTGACCAACAAACCAGCATCCCCATTTCCGTGTTGCTCGTCCATCAGCAATGGCAGTCGTCCCGCTAACGGAGTATGAGTTGCTTAACTCAGAGTACCCTGAAGCAATGTAGTTGGTTGTGGAAGATGGAGATAACACTAATGCTACACCATCGTTCAATTCCGATGTGTAAGATGTGACGACATTGCCTCTGTGAAGCCATAAGCCAATTCCGTATCCCCAAAGAGGATTGGTGCTTTCGTCAAATGCTTTGTCTGCACCATTGCCGGATGCGTAGAGGTCTGAGAAGTGTATTGCATTGACATATTTCCCACCTGTCCATGAGTAATCTAAATCACCCCGGCCAACGGAAATACCGCATCCATTATTTTTGAATGCTGAAATCTTTGAGTAAGATCCAGAATAAGCCTGGTCAATATAGTAGGCGTGTTTGTTTGTACCAGTTACAACGACATTGTGGACTGTTGGCTCCATTAGCCGGATGCCGTATATGCCAAACCCTGCTTTGTCGTTCCCATCCAATACAATGTTTTGTAGATAAAAACCAAAGATTGAGTTGTCAAAGGTCTGGGCAACTTCTGTCCCAACCGCTTCAGCGGAGGCACGGATAATACAAGCTGTTGCAGAGAGCGGCCCGTCATAGAATATAACAACCTCTTGGTTGCCATCCCAGGTAGGCACGCCAGTTTGTGCAGTGTCCGGGTAGTTGGAAATTGGTGTCTCTCCAAGGAATCCACAATTTCTATTTGTGGCCGGATCAAATACAAGATCGCTGGTGATACGATACTTTCCATTTGGAAGGTAAACCAACTCATTGGAATTTAGTGCAGCTTGCAATGCGGCGGTATCATCAGTTACTCCATCGCCTGTGGCTCCGAAGTCTTTGGCGTTTTTGTAAATTTCCTTTGCAATGCTAATCCCTCCTTGGGTAACCCCGTCATGGATAACCAATGACTTCTTCGAGGTATTGAAAGTCAATTCGCCTTGTGCGCCTGTAAAAGTTGAGTGTTGGGCAGTTGTGCCTCTACGAATTTGTACCTGTATATTGCTCATTGTCTTTATTGTTTAAATGAATCCATAGGAGTAGGAAGAGTCTGTTGCGCCAACTACACTTCCATAATCGTAGGTAGTAGGGATTTCAGTAATAGCTTGTTTGTACCCGCGCTCGATGACAACTATATTTGCGCTAGTTGCTGGAGCCGAGGTAAAGGAAATTTGGTTGGATGCTCCAATGATTGTGTAGTCTACGTTCGGTATCTGCACCAATCCATTGACTGCTACATCAAAGGCGGAGGCAATAGAGTGGTTGCTAGTGAAGGAGAGTGTAAAGTCGGTTGTTGTATTGTCCCCGGTATGCGTGGATACACTTGGCCCTGCTGAACTAATGTCCAAAGTCAATGCGTCAATCTGTGCGGTTACGTAACTTTTGTTGGCTCCATCCAAAGAGTCTATCGGGTTGGCAAGGTTTGAAATCCGCTTCCCCAACATATCCCAGGCCGAACTGTCCCCGAGTGCAAACTGGATAGATTCTGCTACCCTCTCGTAGTTTTCCTGCGCCGAGTACAAGCTATGCAGGTAGGCGGTATCCATGTCCGCAGCGGTCAGTTTGGAGCCGTCTTCAAAGTTTACTATCGAGACGGGTTCTTCTAGAATGCTTACTCGCCTTACCCTTACTGTCGTGCCGGAAGTTGCTGAGTTGAGGTAAACCTTTGTGGTAGGGCTGGTGACAACAGTGAACTCCGTAGTGGCAACACCATCAATCTCCACCTTTATGTGATTCTCACGCAAGTAGTCGAAAGTAAATGGGAAGGATCTGGCATCCGCTGTGGATGCGACAGGTATATCAATGTATGTGTTGGCCATTTGGTTTCCTGGTTAAAATTCTAGTGTCTGTAACAGGTTGTCAATAGTTGCTCCTTGGCGTTGCTGCATCCGTGCCATCTCATATTGCTGTTGGAATCTACGCAATTCTGGGAACTCCCGCAATGCCATATCTAAGGATTTTGCACGATACTCCGCCAATACGCTGTTAATCATGCGTATCCTTGGTGATGGCAAGCCCGGTTCACTCCTCGGATTCAGCTTCTTATAGTCTGCGGAGCGTACTAACGAATTGAGGGATTGCCTGAGTGTCTTCCCGTCAATCTTCACCTTGGACATTATCTCAAGCCTTCTGTCATGTGCAGACTGCCCATCCCGGTTCCTATGGGCCGTGAGATCCACAAGACCTTTGTAGGTAGGTGATACTTGTTCAAATCCGTGGTCAAGTTCTGCAATCTCCTTCATCACCACATCTCCTTTGTCGAAGCTGAGGTTGATTGGCATGGTAGCCCTCCAGAAGTTTGTGCCATCGTACTCTTTGACTTCGCCCAGTAGGTTGCGCTTCGGGTCTAACTTGCCTTGTTGGCCAGGGAGTGTGCGTAAAAAATAATCTCCCATGTTACGCAACTCTTTCTGTTCGTGATCTCCCATTATCCCTGCGCCGATACCTCCAACTGTGGTACGAAGCAAGCCAGATGCAGGAATGAAGTTAGATCCTAAGTTCCCGAGGAACTTTTCCATCTTTGTTCCAGAGTTGTCAGTCAATGCCGACATGAATTGGTTCAGTGAGGCCAAGTAGGATTTATTCAGAATGTTCCGCTGCAATGTAATAGCAGTGGCGATGAATAATCTGTCGAGTGATCCTTGGGTCACATTGAACTCTCCTTCGTAGGACATATCCCCAATGTCTGCATACAATCCAATGATTGTAGCAAACGGATCGAGACGCTGATACGATATCCATTTATCACCAATCTTGATGGAGTATGCTTGCCATCCTGTTTCCTCCAGGCGTTTTCTTCTCTCAATATCCCTGGGGCCACCACCGGATACGTGGAAGAATCCTTCCCGGTTTGCAGTATTGATCCCGTAGACTAATCCAGCCAAGCCAGAAATTGTGGTAGTAAGTCTACCTATGGCTGCATTCCTTATCAATGGGTCGGCATCATTTAACTCAGCACGTAATTGCTTATAGTTCCTGAGTGCAAGAAGCGTCCTGTCAGCAGAGTAGCCTAGAATGTTTAATGGAGTCTTGATGAACGGGACTACGAATGCAGTAGATGGGTGCTGGGACAATGCTTTGTAAATACTATGCCCTATTGTTCCTTTCGTTAAGTCCTTGGTGAACGCCAATTCATCTGCTACTTCTGCCCCATACTTTGCAAGTGCGCTCGTCTCAGGATCAAAGTTCTCATTCATGTATTGCGTTGCCCTAGTATGGATCTCCAATTTTTTCGTGAGTCCTTCATCCTTGGCTATCGTAACGCCTTTGCGGTATAGGGCTTCTTGGGAGTGTAGTTGATGGTCTGCATCAATTACTTTCCTAAGTCGATTTTCTACATATTCCGCAATTTGCTTCGGATCTTTTAAGCCACTTGCCTGTGCCTCAAGGAAAGCCTTATAGGATGCTGCCCTTCTCGCATTCAACTGGCGCACAACCTCGTCCGTGGCAGTCAATACTTTGAACGGGTAACGAAATGCGCCTAAGACTGTATCGACCTTCTTAGCAAATTCTTCGTCAAACTGTACGCCGAATTTCTGCATGAGTCCAAGGTTCTGGATATTCTCCGCAGTAAGCGACTTCTGTGCCGATACTTCTCCAAATGGGATTGTTGACTTACCCATGAGGCGGGATGACTCCTCCTTGTATGATAGTCCCGCAGCTTTCCAAATGTTCTGGTCTAGGAAGGAATCGTAAGCGTGTTTCCATACTGCCTTGGCCAATTCCGGGTTCCCTGTCATCAGTGCGCCCATTGACTTCTCAAAAATATCAAGCGTGGTAGATAACGCACCGCCCAGGCCATTTACCACCATAGTAGGGACAGGACCAAGTAGGTTCTGCAAATAGTATTCCCTTGTCATCTCGAAGAATCCTGCACGGGTCTTGATGGCAAGATTTAATACTTGGTTGAGAGCTTCTTCAGGATCTCCCCCTCTTTGTATTAGTCGGATGACTTCCCTTGCTACATCCTCGCTCTTGGCCCGCATATTAGCTTTTGCGCCTTCCGGGGAGCCGGATATGATTTCATCCACATTGAAGGGCGACTTGTTGTTGCGGAAAATGTCAATTTCCTTGAGTCCCTTACCAAATTGTCTGCCAATTTGCGACTCCAGTGCGCTCATCTCGTAGAGATCATGCAGGTGCTTTGATACAATAGCTAAGGTTTTCTCTTCACTAAGGCGTCCAAGTTGTTCATTGATAAACTTAGTGAGGTCAGCCATGACATCCTCGGATGCTAGTCGGAATGCTGTGGCTCTGTTGCGAATCTCTTTGAGTGTGGCTATGTCATCAGTGATTAAAGCCTTGCCATAAGCGTCCCGCATTTCTCCTGGTAAGCTGTTGATTAGGTTCGTGGCATTTTCCAAAACCTCTTCTCTTGTCTCTGGTTTTGCTATAACTTTCTCCTGTTCCTTTACCTTCTTATTAACCAACTTCATGTAGCCATAAGTATCGTTGGTAAAGCTTAATGCTGGCCTACCACCACGCCCAATCCCTCCGCCGACAAGCTCTTCGATGTGTTTATTCACCTCTTCGGCATCTACATCTTCAGAGAACTTTACATCCTCATCTACGTCTCTAGTAGCCTTAAAGTAATCACCTTCCGCCAAAGCGGTTGCTTCTTCCACCACATCACCTGCCACAGGTTTAACGGGTGCTGCCTCTACTGGTACTGGTGCAGTTGTGTCTACGGCTTCTGGGACAACCTCTTCCGCAGCTTTAGCTGCTTCTTGTTCCGCTTCTAAGTTTCTGATTGGGCCAATAAGAGATTCCTCATCCAAGAGTTCTTGTGCGTCAGGTCGCTTTAATATCTCAGGAATTATATCTTCAGGGTTGTCTGCCTTAGCCCGTGCTTTAGTGAAGGCTTTGTGTAGCTTTAGGGATCGCAGGAATACCTCGAATGCTCCACCGATCACAATTCCCTCTAGTGCATTCTTTAGTCTACCTTCGATGAATGTATCATCCTCACTGGCTGCAAGATATTCGGAAACAGGAGTCTGCAACGCCGGGTGTGCTTGCAATAAGTTGGAAAGCCTAGCCTCGTTAGATGCAAATACTGTAAAGTCGGTAGCCGCCCCCGCCAATGTAGCCCGACGAAATGGTCCACCAAAAAGTACCTTCCCGGCTTTTCCTAGTTTTGTTGCCTGTCCTAGCTTTCCCGCTACACCCATGAACGGGATGAATCCAGTAGCAAATTGGGAAATCCCTTGCACCAGGCTACCTTGCCATGTCTTGCTCTCCCCTAAGAAATTTATGTTTACATCTGGGAGATCCAGCATCCCGCCAGATATGAAGTTACTTGTGTAGTCAAGTAGGTCGTAAGTGTTGTCAACCGCGCCGAGAAGACCACGGAACGGGGCAAACGCAATATCCGCAAAGACATTAGGCTTATCTTCCTGCTCCTGTTCCCGTGGTGGTGTCACAGGCTCAACGCCCATGTCGAGTGGAGTACCTAATGGATCTTGTTCTTGGGTTGGGAGAAATGTAGGCATTGTCGTAAATCCTTACTTGGTTGGCTCGATGCTTTTATAGAAGTCCCCGTATGTTTTGTATAGCTCCTTCTGTGCGTTAATTAAGTCGCCAACCTTTCTATTCAGCAACTCGGCCTTTCTTTTGACCGAATCAGCCTCTGGAGTATCTAATTCTTCTTTCGTCAGAATTCGGTGTACGTTAATGTTTAGATCCTTTACGTTTATCGAATATCCAATGCTTTTGTTGTCTTTGGAGATGTCATACCTTTTTTCTCCGTCAACTTGAGTCGTTGATTTTTTGAACTCGTGTAGCTGGGTGAACACTCCCTTGGATGCTTCTATGCGAAGATAAAGGCTTTCTAGTTGTTCTCTAACAGCAGATGAGTATGGTACTGCTGGGATTTGGACAGGACGAGCTCCAGGTGATGACTGGTATGTATATCCAGGAACCATTGGGATTGTGCCATCAATGATTCCTCTTACTGTCTCGGTATCGTATCCAGGGATGTTTTTATTCCCCTTCTCGCCCCAAATGTACTTAGCTGCTTGTGCGGCTATCTTCTTGTCTTTTGTATTAGTTAATACTTTCCAGTTTTTTTCCCAAGCATCAATCAATTCTGCGCCCAGTTTTTTGTCTTTTAGCTTTTCCGTGGGAATTGCTTTACCCCCTATTTCGGCAGCTGCTATGTCGTCTAAGATTTGCTTCCGTGCTTTCTCGTCATCTGTGAAATTCTTATAGAGTTCAGCAAAACTGCTGGCTGTGTTAGACTGCCAATCTTGTAATTTTTTAGAAAAATAATCTTGTAGTTGTTGATTGATCTGTGCTTCTTGCCCGGACAATGATTTTCGATGTTGAATTACATTTAACTTAATATCGTTTAGTTTTTCATCTGCGGCATCTTTCCAGGATTTGTATGCTTCTAAACCTAATAAGGTTTGACCACGATCCCCCAACTTTTTTGCCATCTCATTTTGTAGAGCCGCTGTTGTGCGAGAGACTTCCAGATTTGCATCAGAAATCTGTTGATTCAAGTTTATTGCTTTATTGATGATGCTCTCCTCGGTATATGTCTTTCGTCCTGGAATGAATTCGTCAATTTGCGCGAGAGCATCATTGATCGCTTTTTCTTCATTTTCCTCAGTTGAGCCTAGCACGTAATTTGCATAATCTTTTGTAAAGTCTTGGGACGATTGATATACCTTTCCTTCCCACTCGTATTTGCCAAGTATTTCAATGTTATTCTGCCCAGTATTGAATACTGTTATTAAGGCTTGGGTCTGGGATTCGACCTTTTCTTTTTTAGCACGATTATTTTCTGAGGCTTCTTTAGACTCTTTGTAGTCCTGCTGCTCCTGAATGTCTGTAATATCATTCTTGAGATCCGCTAAGAACATGAAATCATTCTTCAACGGAACTTTCCCTATGGTTAGGTTATCCTTTGCAACTTTTATGAAGTCCCGTGCCTTATCTGGATTTTCTTCTGCAATAGAAAGCGCAATACTTCGAAGAATCTCCTTCTGCTCTTTCGTATTCAAGGTGGCCGTATCAGTCCATGCCCTAATGATGCCTTGGACGAACGCTTCCTTATCGCCTTCATCATTTAGATCATTAACAGATAAAGACGCATAAATGGAATTTCCTATGCCCCGTACATTATTTTCGACAAACTGCTTTTGCTTCCGGTCAGCAAATTGTTGCGTGATTGCTGGCTTCAGATTGTTCCATTCCTTGTAGAATGTGTCCGATATTATGGTGCTGTTGGCAATCCCTTGGTTTTGATTGATGAATGTATCCAGTTCATCATCGACAATCTCATCGACTGTCAGGTCGTCATCACCAGCTTGTTTGCCGTTATAGAGCCTACCTTCCTGGGATAGGAAAGTCTTGTAGAAGTTTTGTGCGTACTGCTTCCCAATCGCTTTCCTATTGCGCTCCCAATTCCTGGGATTCATCAGCGGAGGAAGAAACCCTTTGCGTTCAGCGGAATCCAAAGCATCTGCGGATCGTTTGGCTTCTTCTTCCAACTGTTCGTTGGTCATGCCTTTGATCTCTTGCTCGTACATCTCGCTATATGTTACACCCGCTTGCGTGTATGCTTGCAGACCAGTGTTTACATTCTGCAAGGCCGATGCCAGCCCTTGCAGTTTGTTCCTTGGAGCTTCCTGCACCTGCACCCGATACTGTCCAGCAACAACCCTTTCCGGTTGTGCAATCTTAGTCGGTAGATCCTGAACTTGTTGTCTGGCCATGATAAATTACCCTACGCCTTTCTGGGCTGCTGCCATTTGCATACCTTGTGAGTATCCCTGCATCCCGGCGGATGCAATGCTTGTCACACCTTCAAGCAAGCTGGGTTGACTGACAGGGCGACGTATGCCGATTAGATTCTGTTGACTACGCATTGCCGCATCTTGCAATGCCAAGCCAGTAGCTATTTCCCGGTATCCCTGCTCTTTGGTTTGAGCATACCTGAGATTGCCTTGCTGGCGGAAGTAATCGTTAATCAAAGCATCTACACTAATCCCTGCAACTCCAGCTTCTCCTGCGGCTACCCTAGCCCTGGACATGCTGGCTTTAGCACGTTGCTGCAATTCAAATGCTTCGGCATTCGCCGCTTCTGCCCGTTGCTGTTGCTGGATCAACATTGCAGATTGCTCCTGGAGGAACCTCTGCTGCTCCTGCTTTGCAGCAATCTCTTGGTATTGCTTTGTCGCCCTAGCTTGCTGGCGTGCGCCAATAAATTGTAATCCAGATATTATTCCGGAAGTTGCCGCTGCGCCAACTGCTGTTGCTGTTGCTGTTGATGCTCCTAATGCCGTGCCAAGGGTTGCAAACCAACACATATCAATATCCTCCCTTCCGTATCAAGAAATACTCATAGCCAGCAGGAGTGTCCTGAGTCTCAAAGAACTCCGCATTCAACCATCCTAGCCATCTCTTGCTCACTGTATTGTCTTTGCTAATCAAATTAAATCCGTAGTCGTATCCAGTAAGGAGGTAATCTATCCATGTGCGACTATACCGCAAGAACGTAGATTGTACTGTCTTGACCAGATCCGTACCCAACATCCAGATCGTAGCGATTGTCGGGGTGTCCGTCTTTCCAGATCCAAAGCAAGCAATCAGGTCACCATCAAACGTCCGCATGGTCATAGCGATGTCACTATTCTCATAGCTGACATTGCAAGCATAGTCGGTCAGCACGCCTAAGCCTTTGATTTCGTTGACATCCTGGTCACGCAACTTGTCACACAACTCCGTGAGATCGCCCCGGGTTGCTTCCTTAATTACGCAATCTGAATACTTAACCTCCATATCTGCGACTCCTGCTGCTGGCGTGTGATTCAAATTCTGCTGCCAATATTTGAACTGGCAATGCGCTATCCGATGTTACCGAGATGGTAATGTCGTCAATCGCTGCATAAATGGGGAAGCGAAAGAATCCGTCCTGTACAGTCAAGACTCCTAATACTAGATCTGCGCCTAGTATTGTTGGGTTGTAGATGTGTTCGTAGGCTGGCCTGTACTTGGATGCCACATTGACGATGAAGTGTCCTGTGTTGGCAAACTCAATGCTGCCCGTCCGTAGAGTCTCCTTCGTGTAAACACTAGCTGCCCTGCCTCCACCTACTGATGGTTGCTTCAAGGTCGGGCGTGTAAAGGTATAGGAGAATTGGTAGGGGATTCCAATGTATGCGCTGCTGCTGTAATTACCAAGAACGACAATGGTATTCCCGCTACGGCTATCTACATTGGCTTTCACTCCGGCTTGGCTCCATACTTCAGCCTCAAAGTCAGTTTCGTCTACTTTGTATGGGGCTGTGAAAGTTGTCTTGTTCGTTCCGGCATTATAGCTCGGGGAACAACTGGCAGCTGCTTTCCGTTTATCCAAGTGGATCGAGTAGGCTAGTCCTGAATCCACCAGTCCACTTTCCAGAGACATCTTCTCGAGGTGTGTCCTGGTATCATCCTTGGTCACTAAGTACAGGTCACTCTCCAGGAAGAATGCGCTAACAATGTCATTGCTGAAGGTGAACTTAGACCAGGAACTTTGGATGCGCTCGGTTCCACGCCAGAAGTATTTGTAGACGTATGCTTCCTTCAGGTTGCTACCAAGGCATACGATGCAGTCTTCAGCGTTAGTCCCGGCCATGTGCCGGATCTCGCCAGCAATGTATTTAGGGATGTGTTCGGTAATCTCATCTGCCCTCATATTGTCATTGCTGACATCCATGAAGTATTCGTTGACTGCTCCGAAACTGTTCCTGGTGAATGGGAAGTAAATGAACTGTCCTAGTCCCAGGGGGCGAACCTTGCTGGAGGTTACATATTCTGTGACCGGACTGATGTTGATTGTCTTTGGGGTCAGTAGTTCATTCCCTTTGATGACGAACTGCGTCTCCTCGCTAAATACAATTAGCTTCTCCTGGAATGCCGCTACGTGCTTTAGGAAACTTACCTTGGTATGGGATACTCCTACGTCAATAGGTGCGCTGTCTAGTAGCTGGAGAACTGTACTACGGAAAAAATTTCCGTACTCATCCGCTTCGCTGAACAAGATATTCTGCCCGGATAACATTCCAAGTCGGTTCTTCCAGAAGAAGATGTTCTCAATGGTGTTATTGACAAAGGAAGGGTCTGGGTTTGTCGTTGTGTCCCCGACTTCCCGTGTCCCCCATGTGTTCGGGATGATGCAGTAGTTGGCTTCGTTGGGAGAACTCTGTGGCCTGATGATATATGGCAACTCGGTAGCATCTAAGGCTGTCGGTGTGTCCGGGGCGATTGTTTCAATCCAAATGCCATCACTGTAAGGTTGTAGTATTGCTACTGCGGTTGCATTGGCTCCACCTCCACCAGTAATTGTAACTGTCGGAGAGGTTGTATATCCACTTCCTGGGTCGGTAATGGTTATGGACGTTATTTCATTTGAACCATTAAGATTCGCTGTTGCGGTTGCCGTAGTGCCACTAGCTGGCGCAGAAATTGTAACTGTTGGAGCAGATGTATATCCACTGCCTACATTCGTGACCTGGATTTGCTTTACTGTGCCGTCATACTCCCCGTCAATATTAGCTAAGAATCGAACATAGTAGTCGTCTTGGTTTAGTTCAATGTCGCCCTTTACCTGAACTTTCAAACCAGTGTAGGTAGTTGTGGGCAGGTCAGTAAGTCCAGTCACGCTTTGACCTACGATGCCTAATCCAAGTCCACCAATCCCGTCATGTGCTCCTACATGGAATACTGTTTCACTTCCCGTATATTCAATAAGGATGGAGCCAGCATTGGTTGCGCTTGCGTAGGATGGGGTAGATCCTGTTAGTCCATCTAAGTTTGCAAGAGTGATTGTGCAGTCAGGAATTGATAAGTCTAATAATGCGCCAAATACACCTTGAGCGATTATCTCAGTAGATGCCCCGTTTGCTGTTGTTGCTTCTCCCGGTTCGCCTGCTGTTGGAAGTGTTCCATTTACTAATTCGCTATTTGCATTCTGCCCGTCATTGGACTTGTAGGTAGCATGGTAGGTTTCGTCTCCAATGGTAACATCCACATGGAAGTCCTTGGCGTAGTCACCTTGTTTAACAAATATAGCAGCCTTTTTCTCAGCTGCCGCACTATTCGTCCCGGACGCACTGATCTCCTTGGTCTTGTTCAGGATGTATGTGGTATCAGCAACTGTGATAGCTGTCAGATTGTCCTTCGGCGTGGCATTGCTGATGTATGAAAGGTTGGGAGTAATTGATCCTGTAAGGGCATCGTAGACGTTAAGACTCGTCCCGTCCGTGGTGTTATAGATCTTTGGTGCAGTTGCATTCGGTTCTATTACCAGCAAATGCCGTAACCCTGGCCCACGATTGATGAAATGTACGAAGCTATCTTCACTTATCGGGGTGTCCGTCCCTAACTCCCCCACAAACTGAGTGAATGGACGCTTCTTCAACCCGTCTACAACACTACTATATCCATTGACCTGCGCCTCACCTTGGCCAGGGAACCGAAGGTTGTCAGGTTGTTGGCTAACCCCCTGCGCTAAGTTCGGGATGCTGGTATTGATTAACGGCATTACCTAACCAAAGTCTGGAATACTTGTAGATTGTCAAATACTGACCTATCAGCAGAAGCGGAGTCCGAGGACTTGGCCAATCTCCTGGCCTCAAATTCGTCCCTCAATGTGAAAGTTTCCATCTCCCCGCTGCCGATATATCGTGCAGCCATCTTCCTTGCTGCCCTAATGGTAATCCAACGGCGGAATGATTCAGGTATTTCTGTAAAGTCTAGTAGGAAGGTGATCTCTACATCCAGGTTCTTTGTGAATGTTTCCCGGTGGTTCTTCCTGTCGTACAACTTAGTGCCTCTCTGCACTATATCTATGTCCGTGTACTTGTTGATCTCGGTGTCTACCCGCAGTGTGTTGCTTGGTAGGACAATCTTGTTATCCGAATCCCTGATTAAAGTGTAGTCCTTCTCGGTATTGAATGCCCATCCTTCCGATTGTACCTCCCTGCTTGTGTCGTCCAGGAGGTTCTCTGCTACGACTACTTGGACTGGCTTACCACCTGTTGCGTCCAGTGTGTTCACCGGATGCTCTCCAATGACCCCTATGATGGTATTTACCGCTTCTAGTCTGGTTGTAAGTGTTAGTGCCATAGTAGTATTTATTTAAGGAAAGGGGGGAGCAGTAGTGAAAGGACGAAAACTACTACTCCCCCACGATCCATTGGGGAATTACCGATTAGGCAACAAGCTCAAGAGCGCACTCCGGGCGAAGCACGCCGTGACCCATTGCATATTTGGCGAGGAAGAGGGTTGCTTGATACTCTGGTTTGTACTCGGACTCGGTAGCGAGGTCGAGAAGTTTCACAGTACCAACTGCTGCTGGGTGAGCAATAACACCAAAGGTATTACGGAAGTCACCATTGTAACCTGCACCACTAACACCGAACACATCATTGCTAGAAGCACCATCACCAGTGGTAACAGCAGACAAGTTCGTGGAAGGGATGTGGTTGGATTTGTAGATCTTGATCCCGGCAATGCTAGGAATCGTACCAGTGGAGATGCTGCCACTTCCACCAATGTCGCTGTTAGCGGCAGAGGTAAGCGTGAGAACATTGCTTCCGTCAGCACCAGTGAGGAGCTTGTAGTATTCTTGCGGACGAAGAACACAGAAGCGATCCATCTCAGGAACGTCATTCTCATCGAGCCTTTGGGCTGCAACGAAGAATGCGTTGATGAGGTCTTGTGCTGTGAATGCGGCAGGGGTTCCTGCAACACCAGGAGCAGAAACATCGCCGTTGGGGATGTCGATCTGTCCACCAGTCTTGTTGGTCTGGGTAAGGTTAGCACTATCACGGGCAGCAGCAACGAACACTTTGCAGATGGCAGTGTCGAAGCGTTTAGCCAACGCACGGCCAAGCTCAGTAGCATAGATGCTGCGGATGTCGTAGTGGTTCTTTACGTCATCCAAGTTGTATAGCATGGTCGAAGCAATCAAGAGATCGTCAATCGTGATGACCTTCTCAGTCTTTGCGATGTCGCTAAGGTAGGTGGAGCTAGCCCCGCCTTCTTGGATAATGTTCTGCCCAGGGGTGTGGTAGTTAGCCGAAGCAACACCCGTTACCGGGAATTGTGCGGACTTACCAGACGTGATGGTACGGATGGTGTGGAGAGCCTTGAATACGTTTGCTTCTTCAAACGTGCTGAGGATCTCCCCGGTGAACTGTTTAAGGAACAAGTCGTTATAACCTGATCCTGCCTGATTGTCATCAAACCTTGATGGTACTGTTAAGCCTTCGTTGGCCATTGTGGTGTCTCCTTATTAGAGGGTTATAAGATAAGTGATTAAGTTATCTCGCTCTCCGTCAAAGGTATCACCCGCAGGTGGCTCCGCTTAAAACGAAATTATGTTCACAACGCTAAAACGCATTGCGAAATTTTGTCAAATTAAAAGGTACTCACCTGCAACCTGCGCTGGACTTGTTTATGGAAGCTGGAGTTCTGATCCCTATATTCTGGTCGTCCCATGTCTTTTGCGGCTT